TAAGATGTGAATCCTGCGAAATAGAACTATCACGATACTGGTTAAACTTTCCTGAAAAGGCCCGTGCTATTAACTTTGAGATAGAGTGTTGGCAATGTGGTGAATTGGTGGTTTATGCACGATGACATTAGAAGAGATTGAAATTACAGAGGATGATTGGATACTGGGGGAAATAATCCAGAGTCCTGTTATGTTTCGTGAATTTCTCAATGTAGGTAATCCAACATGGACTCCGCTTGAGGAGCATGAAAGAGCATGGACAACCTGTACCAAGCATTTCATTTCCATGTGCTGTGGACGTGGCGTACATAAGACGACCTCCATGATTGAAATGTTATATTGGTGGATGGTCAATGGAATGTATAACTTAGGGGATCAGGGCTTATTTGTTCTTGTACCTAATAAGGCACAAAAAGATATTACATTTCGAAAACTTGTAGCAGCCTGTGAGGGACACTGGTTTATTAAGCAATTTGTTAGACCTAATTCTATTAACCGCACAGAGGGTGTTATTGAGTTTACAAATGGGTTTCAGTTTCTTATGCGTTTAGCAGGAGAGGCTGGTAAAGAAACCAACGTTATTGGTATTCACACGTATCGTATATGGGTTGATGAGGCACAAGATTTACAGTGGACAACTTGGCAATCCCTACAGAACTGTTTAAAGGAAGAAATACCCGGATATCAAATGCTGGTATCGGGCGTGCCTAATGGGGCGCGGCAAGAAAACGTTCTATATTACTGTGATCAAGTAGATGAAAGATATGCCAAGTACAATATCTCTCAGGAAATGATGAGTTGGTGGACTCCAGAAATGGAGATAGCACGACGTGTATTTTATAAGGCTATACAAGAGGACTCTGAGGACTACAAGCACTTCGTGCTGGGGCAACACGGAGCCCCCTCATTCAGCGTATTTGATCGTAATAGATTTGAACTGGCGACCTATGATGCTTTTAAAGAGATATATACTCAGAATTCCTTTGATAGGGTTAAAAAGGTTAAGGGTGATGAAGTATCTTATCCAATGGGGGATATTCTCATGTGCCCTCCTGTACCATCTGATTATGGAGTTCGCTCAAGAATAGGTATCGGGTATGATCCGGGGTTCTCCCCAGATCCTGCTGTATTTCTTATTATGTACCGCGATCCTAAAACAATGGCATGGAGAACACTTATACGATATGTATTACAGCGCGTAGAATACGCAATTCAGCGCGAGGTATTACGCTGGTTAGATCAAGTATACGAGTTTGATTTTATAGGTATTGATATGGGTGGAATTGGTAAGGTTCAATATCAGGATCTTACCGGAGAAATGTCTATTTATAAGGAGCGCAACTTTAAAGAGCGTATCTTTGGTGTAGAATTTGGTGGACAAATAGTTGTTGCCATAGATGAACAGGGTAATGAAAAGAAAGATCTTATTAAGAGAGTAGCAGTAGAAATGCTCTCACGATGGGTATATGAACGGCAATTAGTTTTCTCTAAAGATGACGATGATCTAATGACCGAGTTGGAACGCACAAAGTTTACCCGGACAATTACTGGTGAACCTGTCTATCGAACAGACGACGATCACCAGATGTCGGCGCTTATGTGTGCCCTAATGGCATTTGAACATAAATTCGGAGTGCCTATTGCTAAACCAGAGCCAAACCTGAAACTACTGTCAGCACGTTGGCTCATACCAGATGAATACTAGGAGTGACAAATTAATGGAAAACGAAAAAAAGTCACAACTAGCCCGAGCCTCTTGGTCGGTTGTACCCGGATATAATAGTTCCTTCGGTAACTTTTATAGTGGTATGGATGCGGCAAATCAGTCACTTGGACTAGCCCCGGAAAAACTTATTATACCGCGAGATTTTCATTCTATTGTTAGAATGTCTTATGACTTCTACGAGAGGGGTGGAATTGCTACTACTGTTATTAACAGACTTGCGGAATTATCTATTACAAGCCTGAGAAATGGTCAACGAAAAACTGGTGATGAAGCAAATCAATACTTTGCTGCTATCCTGTCCCGCAGACCCTCTCGCATGATGCGATTTATTAGGGCTATGGCACTAGAATACTATTTATCCGGGTTAGTACTTCCTAAAATAGATTGGCAGGAAGTAACAGGGGATAAAATAAGTCCTAAATTAAAGGCTGGTAAACTTTATCAAGTTCCTACATTTGATCTATACCCACCATTACTCGTTAATGTTGTATGGGCGAGTTGGGGAAAAAGAGAATATTATCTAAAACTTCCAAAAGAAGATATCAAATTAATTAAAAATCGTGGTAGTAGTGTTAAAGAGCAACAACTAAAATATGATATCTATCAGCAATATTATCCACAATATGTAGAAACAATCAGAAACGGTGATGATAGGATTAAACTTGATGTAGATCCTATTCTTCGTAAAGAGGTTTCATTTAAACCTTATCCTACCCCTTATTTTTACAACGTTTTGGAGGGACTAGTCTTTAAACAGGCTCTCCGTAGGATGGACTTTGCTGTTGCATCCAGAGTTGTAAATGCCATTCTACTGGTCCAAGAGGGTAGTGATCAATTCCCCCTAACTGCTGAAACAGAGGATAACCTTGAAAGGTTAAAGCAGCAGATATTAGGGCGCGCTGGGGATTCAAGATCGCTTGAGAGATTATTCTTTTTATTCTCTAACCATACTACTAAGTTATCATGGATAACACCTGATGTACAAGCAATGCTTAATCAGGAAAAGTATCAGCAAGCGAATGAAGAGATTGCAGAAGGGCTAGGATTTGCAAGAATCCTAATTACAGGGGAGTCCAGAAACGCTCAGGCATCCGAACTATCTACATGGTCAATTCAACCGATGATGGAAGAATTGCGTTCGATGATAGTTGAGTGGATTACAGAAATCTACGAGGAAGCCGCAGATTTAAATAACTTCCGAAATCCCCCTGTAGCAGCCTTTACGCCAATCAAGCTACAGGACTTTGTAAAGACCGCAGCCGTATTTGCCCAAGCATACAGAGAAGGAAATGTAAGTAGAACAACACGCGATGAAATGATTGGCCTTGATTTTGAGACTGAAACAGAACTTATGATTGATGAGCATGATGTTATGGAAGAGATTCCAGATAAGTTCCATGATATGCCTTATAATACACAAGTTGTTCCCGGTGCTGGCGGAATGGGGGGAGCCCCTAATGTACGCAATGGTGGCCGACCTGTTGGTACACAGAATACCCCAGTTAATAAAAGAAATAATGGTGTAAGTATGCCAAAGCAAATGCCTACCTCTAAAAATACACAAACAAAGAGCCCAACTGCAAAAACTGCGGCTGAAGAGTACATGTCAGATGGGGAAGTTATTAACTTGATGGATAGAATAGCACAAGAACGTGGGATAATAGTTGATTTAGAGTCTATTGGATTAAAAAAATCGCCCGAAAACGATTAATAGATAAGGTTAAAATGAAGTGAAAGAATATAAAGTTGTAGCAGTTTTATGGGATGATCATATTACGTTTCAACGTACTGCCCTATTAAAACATCCTGATGAAATAATTAAACCTACTCTTACAATAGGATTTATTTATAAGAGTACTAAAAAGACCCTTACAATTGTATCAGATCTAGAACGTTATCTTGATCATACAGATGCTTCCTATATGGTTATTTTAAAAGCTACTATTAGGAGTATAAAAGAATATGGAACTATTGAATTAGAGAGTATAACTACATAGGGGGAATGCTAGCAGTGGAGAATATTATCATTGCTATCATTACAGGTATAGTTGCAATTATTATATCTGTTGTAGGTATTCAACAAAGAAAAAATACTGCTAATATTACAAAAAATAAAACTAGTATAAATGATATAGAAAATTCATCTTCTACAACGCAAGCAAAATTAATAGAAACTCTTAATAATACTGTTGAAGCACAGAGTAAACAAATAGAAATTTTACGCGGAATAGTAGATGAGCAGCGTGTTCAACTTAAAGAAAAAGAAGAACAACTAATAGAACTTACAAGAAGAGTTTCTAATTTGGAACAACTTACTATTGAGCAAGCCTTAATAATAAGAGGATTAGAACATTTAAAAGGGCACCAATCAATACAACATGAAGGTGGTGAGACACAAGCGCATGAATAAGTTAGTTACAGATATTTGCTTTGCTACAAGTGAAATACTTAATCCTAATCCATATTTAAAGTATATTAAGTTTATTTTTGCTGATGATAAGCCTAATCTAAATAATCAAGCTATCCCCTATGAGGAGTTTGCCAACCTTAGAGAATCTGCTATAGGGATGCCTATAAAGATGCGATTCCTAGGTAAGAAGGGGGGTGCTGGTAACCATAGTGGCTCTATTCCGATAGGGCATATTCAGGGTGTAGCCGAGGCTACTTTAGAAGATGGAACCCATCAGTTAATTGCTGAGGGTGCTATATATGCGGATGAGTATCCAGAAATTGTAGAGTATTTAGAAGAGGCATTTGCGGAGAATGATGCACCGGGAATTTCGTGGGAAATTGCCTATAAGGAGTCAATAATTGAAAAGGGAATTCAGATTCTTAAAGGAGTTATTGCAAGAGCAGCAACTTTTGTAAAACATCCTGCTTATGGAAGACGAACAGCACTTCTTGCTTTGGCTTCGGATGCCTCATTAACAGAAGAAGAGATGGAACAACAAGTTGTGTCTTTGTTCTCAAAGGAACCAGAAGAAATACAAGGAGGGACAAATAACGTGGATTTAGAGCAAGCAATAGCAGAAATTGAAAAACTACGGGCAGAACTAGCCGATAAGGCTACTGAAATAGAAACGCTATCTCAGACTGCAAATCGCGTCGAGGGATTAGAGACAACGGTTGCTGAATTGACAACTAAGATTACTCAGTTTGAAACAGCAGTACTTGTCGAAGATCGAACACGAAAGGCTGTTGAAGCCGGTATTGTGTTGGACACAGATGCAGAAAAGTTAGCTGCAAAGCAGGGACTTTGGGCCGCTATGTCAGAGGAACTATTTGAATCATATGTTTCTGACATCGCTGCGGTTGCCAAAAAGGCTCCTGTTGTGAAAGAATCAGCATCAGCCCGACCATTTACACTCCCCAAGATAAGCGTTGATACAAGCGCCGGTGGAGTAACAACAGTTGGACTAAAAGAAAGAATGCGCGGTCTTAGCAGACCGGAAGACGCTGAATAAGGGAGGTTTGAGTAACAAATGGCAGACGCAATTAATACTGGAAATCCAGTCCCTACGACTAAATTCATAGTAAACGATTATGAGATGATTCGTGGTGGCCGAGCCAATCAGGAAACTCCAAGAGGACGATTAGGATTTTTGGATTCCAATGGAAGATTTACTCTTCCACGATCACTTGCTGAAGCAAAGAAAGCAGTCTTTGCACTAGATTGGCCTAAGCCACTTAACCCCGGCCCCTATTTTGAGGGACCCGGACTAAATGGTGCGCCACCCTACGGATGGAGCGATGGATCATTTAACTCACAGGAGAATAGCTTCTCGATAGATCCAGATGCAAACTATAATGCTAACTGGCCTGTTGGGTACGTAACTTATGATGTTCCACCAATGTTCCTTAATGTAAATGTTACATCGGGTAACAAGGTTCTTGTCTTTGATGGCGGAACCTTTACATACGGTTCAGGAGCCTATACGGGCGTTTCATCTGACTACGCTATCGGAGCGCAAGTTTTTGCTGAGTACGTTACAGGTGGAGAAGGAAAACTAACTACCTCAGGAACACTCGCTGGAAATACTGTTCAAGGACATGTATTCCAGAAGGATACTTTTGGACAGAACACAATAACAGTTATTCTCAAGGGACATAGAGCGCTTCCTTAAGTAATAGCAATTAATACAAATGAAAAAGGAGGGAATATACTAGATGGCACGAATAGTAGATCAGAGACTTACAAATGAAGATAGACGAGCTTTAGCTGAACTTTCTAATAAGGATCGAAAGGCTTTTGCGGAAGTAATAACAGAGTATATTGATCCCGTCTACCTATCTCTTGACCTTGCTGGTCAGTTTATGAGTACTCGGGAAATTAAACTTGGCGATGTTTATACAAAGCAGTTTAAGGGTAAGTACCATGTTCAGCAGATCGTTCCCGGTCAAATCACCCTTGGTGAGCAGATCACGATCCGCAACAAGGCTATCTCTTACAACCTTGATATTCTTAGCGCTAAGGCAAAGTATAATGAACTTGAACTAGCCCACGGTGGGCCAGCCTATCGCCCAGAAACAGTTAGAACAGACGTTCGCGCAGCACTAAATGAGAAACTAGTTATGCGTGGATGGAATGCTCTTTCTAATATCTGGTCTGTAGGAAATGCAGGGGCTTTGACATATAGTGGATCATCTGTATCAAATTATCTTGATGCTGGTGGACCTCTTACATCAACAGCACTTGATAGCGCGATTGACCATGTTAACTACTGGAGCCCCGGCGTTCGTACCATTATTGGTACGGAACAGGCTCTAGCACCACTTTCAACTTTCGGACAGTACCGATTGATTTCTGGCACATTAAGTGACAACTATGTTACACTTGATGGACGACCAGAGGGCACATTCCAGAATGTTTCACCGTATGCTGGATCACAGGGTGTCGAAAATTATCGTGGCGTTAGCAATATTGTTCGCCTAAAGCAGATCTTTGACGAGACAGAGTATCCTAAGCGCCCACTTCTTCCAACAGACTTCGTTCTAGTAATAGGCGAGGATATTGGAGAATTCATCACTTATGGTGGAGCCCAGACAAAGGAATGGACCGACATGGAGCCAACTCCTCCATATTGGAACTACGAGACTTGGCTACAGTTTGGTATGATGATTTGGAACGCTAAGGGCCTTGTTAAAATCAAGGTTACAAGCACTACACCTTAATCTAAAGCCCCACCTAGTGGGTAGATAGAGGGTTATTAAGTGGGGTCAATCGATCTTCGGTTGGCCCCACTTATTTTTGGCATAAGCCAGTACAAGGAGAAGGAAATGGCAGATACAATAGCACCTAAGATTACGTATTACCAGAAAACTGTTGGCTACACTGTAGGTGGAAGAATGTTTTCTGGTGATCCACTAGGATTTGTTCTTACAAAGGAAACACCTTGGGTAGCGGTTCGTGAGGAGCAATTACGTAACTTTAAAATTGCAAACAAGCGTATAATTATTGAGGGATTAATTATTGAAGTAGAGGAACCTAGTATAGACTGGGAAACACCTAATACTTTTACAGATGAGCAAATAGATGCTGTTCTAAAGAATTATCTTACCCTAAAGAAAACTTTAGCCGAGATAACGTCTGTTGCCACAGTCTCAAGGATGCTTGAAAGGGCTAAGACACAACGACGCCCAGAAAAAACAATAGAATTACTAGAAACTCATCTTGAAGAAATTGATGAAGAAAAAGTTGAACTAGAAAATGTAGAACGTGCGCTCAACGCATAAGGGGTGACATAGATGAATTTGCTAGATTTAGTACCGGCTTTTGAAAGACACTTACGCCAGTATAAAAAAGCGGATGATACAGCATCTACACTTGCTGGATATCTGGCAGATGGTATACAGGCTCTTGAGTATCGCTGGGACCGTACCTATATCATTACACATATTGCACCAGCAACTTATTCTGTATCCCCAGATGTGCTATCAAAAGATATAAGAACCATTATACTAATGGCATCTATTATCTATAAATCAGGTAATGTAGGTCAAGCAAGTTTTTCTGACGGAGATTTTTCATATAACCCAGTAAGAAGTGTCATTATGCCAGATATTACAGAGATAAGGGAAAGACTCCCTGCGATACGACTGGCACAAGGAAGAACAGCCCCGATGCGAGGATTTAATAATATTTATAATAGAGAAAACTATGACTTTACTTCCTGTTTAGATTTGATTGCGTAAATGAAAGTATTAATAGCGTGCGAATTTTCAGGTGTAGTACGAGATGCTTTTATTACTAAAGGTCATGAAACACTTTCTTGTGACCTACTAGAAACAGAACGGTTCGGTCCTCATTATATTGGAAATGTGCTAGATATTATAGGGGACGGGTGGGATTTAATGATTGCTCATCCTCCTTGCACCTATTTAACTAATAGTGGGGTCCGTTGGCTGTATGGGGGTAAGGGAACCGTAGTAGATAAAAAACGCTGGGCTCTTATGGAGGAAGCGGCGGAATTCTTTTCTGATTTATTGAATGCCCCAATTCCTTATATTGCAGTA